AGCGTCGTTCGTTCTCGTTCGACAAGCGTGATGTCACCAAGTCCAGCACCGGCGCACCAGTGCCGACCTCGTTCTACGACCAGCTCGTTGAACACCTGGTCATCCAGGGCCCGATGCTTGACGGCAACGTCATCACGATGCTCACCACGAACAGTGGCGAGTCGCTTCAGATCCCACGCACCGCCACCTACACCAGCCCAGCAATCATTGGTGAAGGCACAGCGATCACGGAATCTGACCCGACGTTCGCAGCGTTCGTCACCCTCGGTGCGTTCAAGTACGCCGCCACGTTCCAGCTCAGCCGTGAGGTTGTCGAAGACTCAGGCATCAACCTGCTTGACTTCGTCGCCCGCCAGGCTGCAGTCGGCATGGGCACAGCGGTCAACGCTGGTCTCACTGTCGGCACCGGAACCGTTCAGCCGAACGGCATCGTCAACGGAGCCGGCTCAGCCGTCACCGGTGGCACTGGCGTCGCTGGCGTTCCGACTTACGAGAATTTGGTGGATCTGGTCTATTCGGTTGGATCTCCTTATCGTCGTCGTGGCGCTTCGTTCCAAATGAACGCAAGCACCGTCGCTGCAGTTCGCAAGATCAAGGACGGCAACGGAAGCTACATCTGGCAACCGTCGTTCCAAGACAATGCCCCTGATCAGCTGCTCGGCTACGCCGTTCTAGAAAACCCAGACGTCGTCGCAACCGGCACTGGCGCAAAGTCGGTCATCTTCGGTGACATGGCATCGGCGTACTACGTCCGTCAGGTTCGTGGCATCGACTTTGCACGCGACGACAGCGTCGGCTTCGTGAACGACCTCATCACCTTCCGCGTCACCTGGCGTGGAGACGGTGCGGTCGTCGATGCGAACGCAGTGAAGTACTTCAAGGGCGGCGCGTCCTGATCGGACGCTGAACCCTTTGCGGGCTTTGTCTGGTTGGTGGTGGCTCGTTGCCCGTGCGAGCCACCACCGGCCAACCAGACAACAACGGGAAAACGGGCTAGGAGAATCATGGGCAAGAAACGGAGCACCGGCCATGTGGGTCGTCATACGCAACAGCGAGGTCGAGTTGCCGCCATACCTGGCGCAGTGGCTGATCGAAGCGAGCGTGGCAACACCCGTGCAGGAATCTGCTGGCACTCAAACTTCGCAGGAGCGGGCACCGGCTACGGCGTCCAGACCGCGCAAGTCGCGCGCCAAATCAAAGCCACCGGCAGACCAATCACCCTCTCCAACAACTACGGCACCCAAGGCTTTATCACCGAATGGGAAGGCATCGAAGTCCTCCCGACCGGCTTCCACCCCTACTCGGCAGACGTCCTCGACGCGCACCTCAAGTACGCGCAAGACCAAACCAGCCGACCCACAGCTCTAGTCACACTGTTTGACACTTGGGTCTTCAAAGGCGCAAAGCTCGACGACATCAAAGTCATCGCATCATGGGTGCCGATTGACCACATGCCCGCACCGCCTGACGTTCTTGAGTGGTGTGAGCGAGACAATGTGCTGCCGATCGCGATGGCGAACTACGGCGCACGCATGCTCTCCAATGCAGGCATTGACCATCGCTACATTCCACACGGCGTCGACACCAAGGTCTTCAGACCAGGTGCCACGGTCGACGGTGCGACAGGTCGCCAACTTCTCAACATTCCCGACGACGCATTCGTGGTCGGAATCGTCGCTGCCAATAAGGGCATCGCACCAATGCGCAAAGCGTGGGGCGAGAACCTGCTGGCGCTCGGTCAACTCATGACCAAGCATGACGACGTCTACGTCTACATGCACACCGAGAAACGTGGCGCACAAGGCGGCGTGTATCTCGTGCAACTCGCAGGCGCTTGCGGTATCCCTGAGAACCGCATCGTCTGGACTGACCAGTGGGCCTACTACGCAGGTCTGCCGCCGTTCGTTCTTGCAGCTCTCATGGGTGCGATGGATGTCAACCTTGCCGCCTCTCGTGGCGAAGGGTTCGGCGTTCCAGTCATCGAAGCCGCCGCATGTGGCGTGCCCTCGATCGTGTCCAACTTCACCGCACAGCCTGAGCTTGTCGAAGGCTTCGGCTACATCTCTGCAGTGCAGCCCTACTGGGATGCGTTGCAGTCGTCCTGGTTCGCCACACCGCTGGTGCACTCGGTGCTCGAGGAACTTGAGCACGCCTACAACACCGCCAAAGAACCTTTGCGCAAAGCAACCGCTCGAGCGCACGCCGAGACCTACGACAACGAGCTTGTCTTCAAGAACTACTGGCTGCCATTGCTCGCCGAGATCGACGAACTAATGGCGCAATGATCGCCTGGGACCGACTCGGCAAACGGCACGAAGCATTCGCCACCATTGCCGAACTGCTGCCTGAGGGCTGCCGCATCATTGAGACCGGCACCGTCAGACAGATCGACAACTGGGAAGGCGACGGCCAGTCAACGATCGTCTGGGACACACTGGCCACCAACCTCGGCGGCACCGTCACCACGATCGACATCAATCCAATCGGTGCCGAACTGGTCGCCGAACTTGAACTGCAAGCAACGACTGCGATCGTCGGCGACTCGCTCAATGTCATGCCGACACTGACCGGCCACGCAGATCTGCTCTACCTCGACTCGTTCGATGTCGACTTTGAGAACCCGCTGCCAGCCGCAGCTCATCACCTCAGCGAACTCATGGCAGCTCTCAACCTGCTGGCCCCCGGCTCGCTCGTCGCAGTCGACGACAACCGAGACGACCAGGGCAAAGGCTCAGAGGTTGCTTGGTTCCTTGCCGAGCATGGCGCTGTCGAAATCGTCCGCGGCTATGTCCGCGTCTGGAGAATCTAATGGCCATCACCAACGGCTACTGCACCCTCGCTGAGCTCAAGAGCGTGATGCGCATCAACGACAACGTCGACGACACCATGCTCGAGGCACGCATCACCGAAGCCTCACGAGTCATCGACCAACACTGCGACCGTCGCTTCTATCATGACCACAACGCAACCGCTCGGCTCTATGTCGCACCCGTTGCCGATCTCGTCATGGTCGACGACATCTCGACGACCACTGGCTTGGTCATCAAGACCGACAGCGCAGGAGACGGCACCTACGCCACGACCCTGACCGCTGCGCAGTATCAGCTCGAGCCAGTCAACTCTCTTGCCAAGGGCTCGCCCGTGACGATGATTCGCCCGATCGGCATCTCGTTCCTGACCACTGTTGCACCGGCCTATCTGCAGGTCACCGCAAAGTGGGGATGGCCATCAGTGCCGTCGCCAGTTACCTCGGCGTGCATCCTCTTGGCTGGTCGACTCGTCAAGCGTGGCGACTCGCTGCTCGGCGTTGCCGGCTTCGGCGATCTCGGTGCCATCACCGTGCGCGCCATCGACCCCGATGTGGAGCGCATGCTGCGCCCGTATCGCAATCCGGTCGTGGCCTAATGGGCGGCACTGCATCGTCGATTCAAACTGCACTCGGCGTTCGCCTCGCAACCATCTCAGGGCTGCGAGTTGCAGACCATCTGCCCGAGCAAGTGAACCCGCCGATGGCTGTCATTCAGATGCAGTCGGTGACCTATCACCGAGCAATGGCTGGCGGCCTGTCCGAGTGGGAGTTCACCATCAGCCTCGTCGCTGGTCGCATGGGCGATCGAGTAGCGCAGCGCTACCTTGACGACTGGATGAGCTACTCGGGCGCACAATCTGTGCGAGCTGCGATTGAAGCCGACAAGACACTTGCCGGTAACTGCTCGACTCTCAAGGTCGGCGACATGATCGCCGTACGCCCTCTTTCGCTTGGTGATGCGTCTTATCTCACCTGCGAGTTCAACGTCACTGTCCACGCATAGGAGTCACTCGTGAACACCTACAAGATCGTCGGCCCACTCAACGTGGTGGGCCACGAACCCGGCGAGATCGTCAGCGATGACGATCTTGAGGGTTGCGACATCGAGCACCTAATCGGTGCCGGTCATCTCGCAAGCACCAAGTCCAAGACCACCAAGGTCGAAACCGCAACACCCAACCAGGAGGACTAAGCCGTCATGGCCATCGTCATCACCAATGCCAACGTCTCCATCGGCGGCGTGGACCTCTCAAGCCACATCACCAAGGTGACTCTCTCAACATCTCGCGCAGAGATCGAGACCACGACTTTCGGCAACACTGCCGTGCGTCGCGTTGCCGGTCTTGCTGACTCATCAGTAGCGATTGACTTCAACCAGGACTTCGCAGCTGCGTCTGTCGAAGCCACGCTCTACCCACTCATCGGCAGCACAGCTGCTGTGATCGTCAAGCCGAACGGCACCGCCACCGGCACAGCGAACCCGTCCTACACCTTCTCGGCGCTTGTCACCGAGTGGATGCCACTCGATGCACAGGTCGGCGAACTCGCCTCTGCCAGCATCACCTGGCCGATCGACGGAACCATCGCGAAGGCGACGGCTTAGTCATGGCTGCTCTCATGCGTCTTCGGGTCGTCCCTGCACAGGGCGAGCCGTATGAGATCCCTGTCACCCCCAAGGTCATCGTCGCTGCCGAGCGTCAGTTCGCTAAGCCGATGACTCAACTGTTCGGCCAGGACGCTTCCTATGAAGCGCTCTGCTGGGCAGCATGGAAGGGCTCGCACGTTTCCGGTCTTGTCGTGAAACCGTTCGACGAATGGCTCGACGACATTGACTCGATCGAAGCCGGCGACGAGCCGCGCGTCCCTTTAGAGAAAGCATGACGATGCTGGTGGCGCAGGTTGCTGTCGCCACCAGCATCGCACCCAACGATCTGCTCGACACTTCACCGGACGTGTTCTGGGCGATCGTTGCGGTACTGAAAGAGCAATCGCGAAAGGGGTAGTCATGGCCAAGAAGGTCAAGGGCATGGCCACCGAAATCGAGAGCGGTGGACTTGAAACCACCGTCGTGCTCAACGGCTACAACGAGTTCAAGAAACAACTCAAACTCGCCGACGCCGATCTACGCAAAGCAATGGACAAAGAGATCAAGAGCTTCATCACTCCGGTCTCGTCCCTAGCTAAGTCCTACGTCCCTTCCGTTGCGATGCGCAACTGGAAGAGCGGCGGCGAAGGCGTGTGGAGTAGTCGCCTCGGCTGGGACCAGTCGCAGGTTGTCAAAGGCATCGTCGTGCGCCAAGGCGGCAGTCGAAGCAAAGGCTCCGCAACTTCTGCTGCCTGGCGCATCCAAAACAAGTCTCCTGCTGGCGCAGTGTATGAACTCGCCGGCAAGAAGTCATCGGGCAGCGGCACCGCTGGCATGAGTTTCATCAATGCCATCACGCTGCGTGGCGGTCGACCATCTCGCCTCATCTGGCGTGCATGGGATGCCAAAGGCGGCGAGCAATCAATCACGCGCGCGATCGTCGAAACGATCAACAAGTTCGAAAACGAGCTGCAACGCAAGCTCGACTAGCAACGCAGGACTGAGGACGCTATGGCTGTCAATCTGAATGTCATCTCTCAGTTTGATGCGAAGGGCCTCAACCGAGCACAGTCCGAACTCGACAAGCTCGCAAAGAGCACCTCGAGCATGTCGACAAAGTTGGCAGGCGCAGCGAAGGTTGCTGGAGCTGGCATCCTCGTCGGCGCTGGCGCAGTCGCTGCCGGACTGTTCGAGATCGGCTCGTCATTCGACGAAGCCTTCGACAACATTCGCATCGGCACCGGCACCACCGGCCCCGTGCTCGAGGGCTTGCAGAACGATCTCAAAGCAGTCGCAGGCGCAGTGCCTACGTCGTTCGGCGACGCTGGCAAAGCCATCACAGTGTTCTCTCAGAAACTCGGCCTCACAGGCGGGCCACTGCAGACACTCTCTAGCCAGGTGCTTGAGCTGTCACGCATGACTGGCACCGATCTCGGCGGCAACCTGACCGCAGTCACCGACGTGTTCAACAACTTCGGCGTGGGCGCTGCTGACCAGTCAGGCAAACTCGATCTCCTCTTCCGTGCCTCACAAGCCTCAGGCGTGTCAGTAGCGGAACTTGCCGGCACCATGAGTGGAGCCGGCGTTGTTCTGCGTGAAGTTGGTCTCTCTTTCGATCAGTCCGCAGGCTTCCTCGCCACACTCGCCAAGGCTGGCGTCGATGCTGGCGACGTGATGCCAGCGCTGTCGAAGTCCCTGGCCACTGCAGCCAAGCAAGGCAAAGACGCCTCGAGCGTCTTCACTGACACGTTCAATGCAATCAAGGGAGCGCCCAACGATGTGGCTGCATCCGGCATTGCGCTTGACGTGTTCGGCGCAAAGGCTGGCCCGAAACTTGCAGCCCTCATTCGTGAAGGCAAGCTCTCGTACGAAGACATGACCGCAGCGATCGCTGGCGGTGGCGAAACCATTCTCGGCGCAAGTGCCGACACTCAAGACTTCGCCGAGAAACTCACCATGCTCAAGAACCGTGTGTTCTTGGCCATCGAACCAATCGCCACGAAAGTGTTCAACGCGATCGGCCAGGCGATGGATCAGCTCGGCCCCAAGGTTGAGCAGCTCACCGCATGGATGACCGAACACGGCGACGTGATGAAGATCGTCGCCGGCGTGCTTGGCGGCGTAGTCGTCATTGCACTGGCCGCCTACACAATTTCGATGCTTGCCGCTATTGCAGCGACTGTTGCAGCAGCTGCGCCATTTATCGCGATCGGCGTCTACATCGGCGCAATGGTTGCAGCAGTGATCTATCTCTGGAGCAACTGGGATCAGGTCTGGCAGTGGGTTATGGATCACAAAGCCTACGCAGCGATCATTGCGATTCTCGGCAGCGTCATCATCGTGCCCATCGTTGCCCTGGTAGCCATCATCAAGTGGCTGCAGGCAAACTGGGAAAACGTCTGGGCAAAGATTCAAGCCGTCACCAGTTTTGTTTGGGGCATCATCAAGCCGATCTGGGATGCGATTTATTTCTACATCACCAACATCTTGATCCCTTACGTCAATTTTCTCTGGGATGTTTTCCAGAACGTGTGGACGTGGATCAGCGAGAAGATCAGCGAAGTCTGGAACAACGTCATCAAGCCGATCTGGGATGCGATCTACGACTACATCGTCAACTACCTCATCCCCTGGTATCAGAAGCTGTGGCAAATAGTTCGAGAGGTCTGGGACAACGTCTCTTCAAAGATCAGCACCGCATGGGGCGTCATCTCGACAGTGTTTGAAAGCATCAAGAACGGCATCGCAACTGTCTGGGGATTCTTCCAGACAGCCAAAGACATCATCGGCACAGTGTTCACCAACATCGCCGACGCAATCAGTGGCCCTTTCAAGACCGCTTTCAACTTCATCTCAGACGCGTGGAACAACACCGTCGGCAAGTTGTCCTGGTCGGTCCCTGGCTGGGTGCCAATCATCGGCGGCAACAAGATCGAAGCGCCGAAGCTGCCGCGCTTTGCCGAGGGCGGCATCTTCAACACTGGCATCGGTGGCGGCTCAGGTCTCGCAGTCCTGCACGACAACGAGATGATCCTGAACCCGCAGCAGCAGAAGGCACTCTTCGGTGGCGGCGGTTTCGGCGGCGGTCCTGCAATCAACGTCACAATCAACACCGTCGCAGGAGATCCCGACGCCATCGAGCGAGTGGTGATTGACGCCATCGCGCGCGCCAGTCGTCGCGGCGCAACGGTGCTTGTGCCATGAGCCTCGCCAACATGCCCGACATCGAGGTGCTCTTCGCACCTTCGGTAGTCGGCGGCAACACGGGCACACGCCTCGTCCTCGGCGTAGGGCCAGGGCTCAACACTGGCACGCTCGGCGACGGTGCGTTCTTCTACGACATCTCCACCAGCGTCAGAACAATCAACACCAACCGGGGCCGGCGTCGAGCGCTTGAACGCTTCGGCACTGGAACGGCAACGATCACGCTGGACAATCGCGACCGCTCGTTCGATCCAACGAACACGGCGAGCCCGTACTACAACGCAACGGTCGGCGTCACTGGCGTGGTGCCATCAATCCCTGTTGTGATTCGTGCAACGTGGAACGGCGTCACCTATCCGATCTTCCGTGGCTGGATCGACTCGTGGACGTTCAGCTACTCAGACGCAGGCAACGGCGACGCTGTCGCTACCGTCAGCTGCTCTGATGCGTTCAAGCCTTTGTCGAACATCATCGGCGGTCTGCCGTCATCGGCGAGCATCTCGTCAAGCGGCACTGCCAGTTTCGACATTGCGATCTCAACACCTTCAGACGGCGGCGGCTTCGGCGTCTCTTCGATCGACGTCACAGGATCGGGTAGCACCGGCGACATCAACGTGTCAGGCGGCGTGTCGACCACGCCGATCATCGGCAACGGCACCGACCTACCTGGTCTCCGCATCGAGACCGTCCTTGATGCGATCGGCTGGCCCGACAATCTGCGCGACATTGACGAGGGCACTACCTACCTCGCACCGCAGGACGCCACCAAGACGCCACTGGACATGCTGCAAGAAGCAGCAGCTGCAGACTCTGGCGTTATCTACGTCGACGACGACGGCACCATCATCTTCGCCGACCGTGACGCCATCATCTCCGACGAGCGCTCGATCACAGTGCAGTCGACCTACGACACGACCGATGCAAACGGCAAGAAGTTTGTCGACACCTCGATTGTCTATGACGACTCGCTGATCTACAACATCGTCAAGATCGACCGCAAGGTGACCACCGCTGCTGGCGGTGAAGAGTTGACAGGCACCACCGTTGTCGTCTCAAACGCTGAATCAATCTCGCTCTATGGCGCACGCACTCTTGCCATCGAAGTGCCGATCGTTTCCGATGTCGGTGCTGACACCACCTACGGCCAGAACCGAGCAAAGGATCTCGCACTCTTCTTGGCTTCGCAGTATGCGAACCCCGAGCTGCGACCAGAGCAGATTCGCTTTGCACCGCAAGGTGATCCTGCGTTGCTGTATCCCGATCTGCTGAGTCGCAAGATTCGTGACCGAGTGACGGTGAAGTTCGCAGTGCCTGGCGGCGGTGCTGCTGCACAGCGCGACTGCTTCGTCGAATCGGTCAGTCACTCAATCACGCCTGGCAACTGGGACACGACGTTCGGGCTTTCAAGCGCCACGTTCTACACCGGCTTCTTCATTCTCGACAACGCAACCCTTGGCGTCTTGGATCAAAACAAGCTCGCCTACTAGCAGGAGAAACTCACAATGGGTTCTGGCTACAAAGTCTTCACCTCAGGTTCTGTGCTCACCGCCAGCGATCTCAACAACTACTGCCAAGAGCAGACGGTGATGTATTTCGCCAACACGACGGCACGCGACACGGCCATCACTGCGCCCGAAGACGGCATGGTTGCCTACATCGGAAGCAACGACGTGGACGAGGGTCTCTACACCTACCAGGGTGCAGCATGGCGTAAGGGTCCAGGCTGGAACGCACCGTGGGGCGTTGTGTCAATCACAACTCTCGCTTCGACGGTCTCCTACACAGCAACCTCTTGGGGCTTTCCGGCGTTCCAATGGGACGGCACCGGCGTCATCGCTAATCGTCGCTACAAAGCGACCGTCGACTTTGCGTGGGGCCTTGCTGCCAGTGTTGGTCAGATCGACTTCGGTATTGGTACCGCAGCAGGCACTGGCATCGGCAGGCAGATCTCGGAATACCAGTACGCAAACACTGCGCCAAGACAAAACAGTCACAGCGTCACCTTTGCAACTACTGCCGGAACAATGACTAGAGGGCTAACCATCCGCAAGCTCACTGGCGGCGGAAGTGTTGACGTCATCGCTGGTTCAACTTTGGTCATTGAAGACATCGGCCCCGCTGGCGCACCCGCCTAAGCAGCACTTCCAACTTTCACGGACACTAGGAGACTCTCATGGGTTCAGGCTTCAAACCATTCACGGCTGCCTCAGTGCTGACGTCATCAGATGTCAACAACTATCTGATGGAGCAGTCCGTCATGTTCTTTGCCACGACTGCTGCACGAGATGCAGCGCTATCGGGCGCTGCGTTGAAAGACGGCATGGTTGCCTACGTCGGAAGCAACGACTCATCCGAAGGTCTCTACACCTACAACGGCACCTCCTGGCGTAAAGGCCCAGGCTGGAACGCCCCTTGGGGTCAGATTGCTACCAGTGCCAACACTGGAAATGTGACAACGGGAACACACACCACTATGCAAGATGGTTCTGTTCCGATGACGCTTACAACCACAACGGTCACGAATCGCCGGTACAAAGTCACAATGGATCACCAGCACTACGCTTCTGGCGGAGCCAATGGTGTTCAGCGCAGACTTCTAATTGGGGGAGCAACCGCACGCGACTACTTCCACTTAGGCCAAACCGTTTTGCTGCTTAATTCGACGTCAAACATCGCGTTTTACAACGAGACATCCGGACAATCAAGAATCTTTAAGGTGCAGATTGCTGCCTACAACACGAACACGGCAGTCAATGACAACAACTTTGTGTTGAACGTCGAAGACATCGGCCCGTCCGGCGCACCCGCCTGATGGGTTACTACCTGCTCGACAATCCACCACGCTCGCCGCAGTTCTATCCGTCGCGATCCAACACGCCGACCTATGCGATCGGCGTGCACACGAGCGAAGGCCCAACTGGACCAGGCAGCGCACGCAACCTCGCCGCCTTCATCGCTCGACGATCCGACCCCGGCAGCTATCACGCCATTGTCGACAGTGAAGAAACTGTCGTGCTAGTTCCACCCGACTACACCACCTTCTCTGTAGCGGCCTCCGGCTACAACTCGCGCACCTGGCACATCTGCCTCGCAGGTCGAAGCGCCGAACTCAGCGCCGACGATGCCAACACTCAAGCAATGATCGCTCGAGCTGGCGAAGCCATTCGTGCGCTGTGGGCGTTTCTCAACATCCCACTTTCCAACGCTCAATGGATCGGCACCGACGCCCTCAACCGTCCCGGTCTGTTCTGCCACGGCGATGTCCAACCTTGGGATCGCAGCGACGCCTGGTCAACACATCCCGACCGGGCACGCCTCGACCAGCTGCTCATCGACGCAATCAATCAAGCACCAACTCCAAGTCCTGAGGAGGACGACGTGAAAGACGCTCTCATTCGTGACCCCCGTGACGGTGCTGTCTACCGCATCACCCAGCCAGGCAACCTCGCCGTGCACCTCGACGCTGACGCCTATGCCTCAGCAGTGCAGTCGGGCATCGTGATGATCGGCGACGTGTCTCCTGGCATCCTCGGCAACTTCGGTCTTGTGCCTTCAATCAACGACTCCAAGAAGTAACGATCGTGTTCGCCCAGGCCGCCACGACTATCTCTGATGGCCCCGGCTGGGGCGCTGCCGAATGGATCGCAATCCTCACCGGCATCTCACTCGTGCTCGGCGCTATCACCACACTCGTCGTGCAGGTAGTGAAGCTGCGCACCGAGAACCGTGACCAGCACGACCACAATCTGCGCTCAAACAACGAACGCTTCGACGAACTAATCGGCGACGTGAAGCAGATCGGCGGCGATGTTCGTGCCGTCGATGCCAAGGTCGACGCACGCTTCGACGCTGTCACCGACGAGCTGCACCGCCACGAGGCTGTGCACCATCGCGGCAAGCGCCGCTGGTAGTTCTATCCCTCCACAGACGGGCGACTGCATGTCTGATTCAACGCGCACGCACCTGGTCATCCCTGACACGCAGGCGAAGCCAGGAGTGCCGACAGTTCACCTGGAGTGGATCGGTGCCTACATCATCGAGCGCAAGCCCGACGTTGTGGTGCATCTCGGCGATCACGCCGACATGCCAAGCCTCAGCAGTTACGACGTCGGCAAACGATCTTTCGAGGGTCGCCGCTACAACGACGACATCGAAGCAGCCAACGACGCCTTCGACATTCTCTGCGCACCGCTCGAGCGATTCAACGATCATCAGCGCAAGGTCAAAGACAAGCTCTACCGGCCTGAGCTGCACATCACGCTCGGCAACCATGAAGACCGCATCAACCGGGCAACGAACGACGACCCCAAGCTGCACGGCCTCATCTCCACCGACGATCTCAACTACGCAGCACACGGCTTCACCGTGCATCGCTACCTTGAGCCCGTCTTCATCGACGGCGTCGGCTACTGCCACGTCTATGTTCAGCCGATGAGTGGCCGCCCGTTGGGCGGCGCAGCGGCAGGTCGGCTGAAACAGATCGGCCACACGTTCACGATGGGCCACCAGCA